CGATTACCCATGGATGCTCCGTCTTCTAAAACCGAAGGTGTCTTCGAGGAAGTACTATCGTCATCATCCCACCTACCCGATCAATCTCGCATTGATCCAAATCCTCCTCAATCCGATCAATTGGGATTGTATAATGCCAATCGTCGACAAGAGGAGGAGATGGCTAAATTATCTGCTCAGAGAATATTAGCCCCAAATCCTTCTGGATTTGATCCCAATTCGCAGACACTGTGGAATTTTACGTCCGCAGCTGCTCCGTCTAGTTTCACGTTTCCTGGACCCGCCGATCTTAAGGCCAAGTCCGAAGTTCCTGCTGCCACTGCGCCCACCATGTTTACGTTTGGTGCTTTGCCGACAGTTAAGCAGGCTCCGAAGTCTCGCCGAAGCCGATCCAAGACACGTCTCCCACCTAAAACAGTCCCGTCAGGTTCAAATCCGAACCCTCCAGTTGGCGTGGCCCAAAGCTCAGTTTCTTCTCAACCAAAGCAACTTCCAACAATTTCCAATCCGGCTGGCCCGGTTGGCCCTCCTCCTGCTTCAGCTCCAGGTGGAAGTCAACCCCAACCACCCCGCGACATCTCTCAATGGGCAAAGTCGTTCACGGTGGCGGTCGCCGAAGAGGATTTGTTCTTGCAAAGTTGGGCTAAGGAACAAGGGCATAGAATTATGCTTGCTAAGAATCAGCAAATCAATCCCCATTCAGTTTCTGCCTATAGTCGGATGCGAGTACTTGTTGAAGTATTCCAAGCAGAAGGCTTCGGCAAAATCAATATGACGGCCATGTCCTATTATGGCTCTTCTCGTGATGAGCGATTCAAACCTACATCCCAAGGTCTTTCCATCGAATGGACCAGCAGTCAGGAACATATGTTTTCTGGTGACGCCGGTCGAGCATTTGGTGGTCGTCAAGATCTCGTCCCCAATCAGATGTATGACGTTGTTTTCATTAACGATGTCTATCAATCAGGCAATTCTGCTGCTCAAGCTATGGACCCAGCAACATTGCTCCGTTTATGCCGTATGTCCGTTACTGGCAAGGTGTATTATGCTCTTCGTGTGTTCGATGGAGTATGTGGAGCCGACTGTTTTACACTTCGCAATGGATCTTCAAAAACTGAAGGCGTTTGGAAAGAACTTCGTACAAACGCTGGTAGGTTGATTCAATTCGCACCTGACCAATCGACTGGGTTTTACCCCGTACATCCTAGTCCAGATTGGATACACGACACCCGCTCTGTTGAGGGGTTGTCCGTTTCACCGTTTAGACAAATCGGTCCTTACCGCGTCTACGTTTGTGCCGCTGAGCCGCCTCAGGCAATCCCCGTATTGTCTTATCCGGCTGAACCCACGGCCCGGTTCCGCACAGCGTCCATCGCCACAGGAGGTCTTATCGACAGCCTGTATTGGTGGTGGCACACTGAAAAAAGTTCCATTCAAACTTATGATTCAGAGATTCTATCAACGCATTCGGCAAGTTTCGCCACGCGTTCCCCGAACGGCCTTAATTTTGACTCTGCGCGCACCTCGGTGCTCGCCATGACCACCAAGGATCCTGTCTGGATGGCTCTTCGTGGAAGATTTCGATCTTTCATGGATGAAGTCCTACAGGGAACTGTTATGATGGTTATGTTTCATAACCGTAAATCGTGGGCAGATGGAATGTTCACAGCACGTTCTCTCCAAGTGCCGTCAGAGATAAAACTGCTCGAAGCTAGGGGCACGTCGTTTACGACTACCCTCTCTTCGTGGTCACGCAGCCTCATGTGGGGGTCTGCTGGTTTTGTCTTTTGTGGTGCATTATACTGCATTTCTAATGCAGTTGTCCCTGTTTCCGCAGCGATTTCAAGACTTGTATCAAAAATAACAGGTCGCCCTATTTTTCCAGCTAATCATCGTTGGAGTGACAAGATAGCCATTTGTGTTAAATGGTTATGGAGTTGTCTTCCGAGGTGTGTTAGGCAATGGATTGTTCTTAATTGGACATTTCTCAAACCAAAATTGGCTAAATGCTTAGCATTTTTTCCTTGCCGATTGTTTCCAATGTCAGGATTGGATATCTCTGTTAATTTCATGGCAACTGTGGTTGTGGCCCCGTTGCTCGAAGAATGTATGCGAGAATTCCTTATTCCTGTTCATCCCGCCTTGGCTTTGGCCATGGTCGGTGGTATTGAGTTTGTCCCTAGAGCTGTTGTTGCTTATCAAACTTCTTCGATGCCCACGTTGCTCATGGCGTCTTTGACACTTGTGCTACATGGACTTCTGACATTTGCTCCTATCAACATCATTCCTCGTATAATGATGCATTCTGCGTATAATATGGTGGCTCATCAATCTATAATATCATTCGGTGAAACTGTGTTTCAAGACTGGTATTCAGGTTACAAAGACAGTCAAATCCCTCAGGAAACCGCATCTGTTTGCGTTTATGCACTCGACCCTTCATTTTCCATCCCTGGCGTTACGGCCAGAAAAATCGATGGATCAAAATTTATTGGAACTCTTCAAATTCAGGAACCCCTCGGTGTGAAAGAATCATTTAATCCGCTACTTCCTCGAACACACAATTTTACCGCTGATTTGCCATTGTTAGATCAGAATAGTACAAATCGTATTTATCCGATTCTTATAACGAATGGCCTCCTTTGGATGCCAGCAAACAACTCTGCAAATCTATTTGCATCAATTATCGCCCGCACGCATCGTAACACTGAGCCGACAAGCAGCACACTCAGTTTACAGCGAATCAAAACATGGAAAGGGCTCGGCGCAAGCTTGGCTTTTAACTTATCTTCTGTTTCACTTAATCAGATGACATTTGAAGAGGCTATACATGACATGGGCTCCCGAAAACATCGCATCATCGCTGCACGTAACCAGCAACTTGCTGGCGTTAACCTCCAAACTAAACACATCCAACTTAAATGGAACGAAACCATTTGTGTCAAACCCGAACTTGAAGGCATAAAGCCTCGGGCCATCGTCAATCTTGATCCGTCATACCATGCTGACACGACGCAGACGGCAAAGATCATCATGCACGCTCTCAAAAAACGTTTTGATGGAACTGATAATTCTCATTATCTTCTATCGGACTCTGAGACAGTGACTGTGAACTTTGCAGTTTGCACTGGTCGTACAGCATCCCAGCTCTCCAAGATTTACTCTCGGCTCCGCTTGTCTGCTGAAAAGTGGATTATGACCGCTGGTGACGATTCATTGTCTTACTTTCTTTCTGAAAACCATCTGGCCGGTCGTCAGATGTGTGATCTCGCGATTGAAGGTGACCTTTCGATGTGTGACCAGAGTCAAGGAAAAGGTCCTCTCAAAGAATCATTCCGATTGTGGATGAAGGCTCTTGAGGTTCCCGATGAAATTATTGAAAATTACTTTGAACAATTCTCTAAACCATATACCGTTAAGAAAAAACGAGACAACCAGATTTGCCTTCAACTTTCAGGCAGCGTGGGTTGGCAGATGCCAACAGGAACCACAGCTACCACTATGGTAAATACGGTTAATGTCGCATTAGCTCATATTTATTCTATGATGCATCCGGAACGATCAATTGATCAATCGTTTGCTCATTTGGGCTTTGATCTTAAATCACAGTTTTTTCCCGGTTATGATATGCACCATTGCACATTTTTAAAAGGATGGTTTCTTCGTAAAGATCTTGAATTTCAATGGGTTCCGCTCCCCTCCCTTCTTCTCAAATTGGGAAAAGTTCTCACTCAACCTTGCTTGATAACAAAAATCGATGATGCCCAACAGGCTGTGTTCGCCATGGCCAAATTAATAGATCAATCAGTCTTAATTGATAGGTCTTATCCCGTTTTCGGCAGCTTTCTCCGTGCCCTTTATCGAATCGGCACTAATTCTCTGTATACTCTCCCCCCTGAACATCTGTCCGCAGTCATTGAATCCCATGACTATAAACCCTGGATTAATGAAGAAATTAGTTTTGATTCCACAGGTCGAACACAGATCATAGACCTTATGGTCCGTCGCTACAACACATCGCTTGAAGAAATTCTTTCAGTTGAGTCATTGTTCGACCATGTTAATACCGCCCCTATCTTCGTCGCTCATCCGCTTTTTGTTCGAATGCAGCGGGCTGACTATTTTTAAATAGATTCTTACGTCCTCGTTCCCTGCCGGTCGTCGGATTTCCGGACGTTAATCTCGAAATTGTGCTTGCGAAGAACCTCATTGTATCAATGAACCCCCAACCAAAACCCAAAAAATCAAAAGCCCAAAAACAAGCAAACAATGGAAAAGTTGTCACTACAGTTGCTCGTACACCCAGAAAAAACGTTTCTCGTTTTGATCCTGCATCACATAAACAACGACTCCTGTGGAAAGTGCCTGACTGTGCCGTCGAGTACTTCGCCACCCTTTGTGACCCTTTCAACGCTAGTCCGGGGGCTTGTCTCCCTGCCGACGTTTTACCACTACCTTCTCAAAAGGTCCGAACGTTTGCGCGTGTTCGCATGGCTCTTGGAACTACCGGATTTGGATTCGCATGCTACACTCCCGTTGGATCAAATGATCAAGCCATTCTACAATACACAACAGCTACCTCAGTTGGAACTTCAGCCACCCTCTTCAATGCATATACTAATCTTGCCAATGCTAATAATACTCAAGGGCCCTTCACAGGTGCTAACATTACAGGCGGAGATATATCATGGAGACTCGTGGCCGGAGGCCTTAGAATAAAATATATTGGTGCCGCTTCATTGTCAAATGGAGTCACCATTGGTGTCGAACACCAGGATCATCGAAATGCCCGCACAATGTCATGGGACATTTTGAACACAAACCCATACTCAATCATACAGCGAGTTGGCCCCTCTACATGGGACAGTGCTGTTTGTTCATCGGGTCCTGTCACCCCGCAGGAACTTGAATGGTCAAACTCTTCGTACATACCCAGTCCAGCGGCTGATGCTGGCTACGTTCTTATCGCCGTCTCTGGAACGCCTGGCGATATTTATGAGGCTGAAGTGTTTCAGCATGTAGAGTATATTGGTACACTATGTAGTTCAAAGTCGCGTTCTCATTCTGATCCTTCGTCTTACAGTAAAATTGTTGACACCGTTAAAAATCAAACAGCAATCAAACCTCTTGCTCCAGCTGACGCTCCCACTCTCTTTGAGAAATTCAAAACGGCGCTCGCCGAAAACCTCCCTACCATCGTCTCTACCGGTGTTGGAATAGCTCGTATCGCATCGGGCGATGTTCTTGGAGGTGGTGCTATGATCCTTTCAGGAGCAGCTGCCGCCGCTCCCCGTCCCCAACTTCGTCTCTCCAACGAAATGCAATCCAAAATCCTTGCTCCCCAAGGCAGACAGCGCGATCGTGAAGCTCTCGTCACATCTCGTTATGCAGGTTATTAAGCAACCTTATACACATGTTTGCGTTTTTGCATAAAAATAAAAATAAATAAAAAATATAAAAAATATATCTATCTATTCATTTTCATTGTACAT